GGCTGACTGTACCCACAACCTCTCCATCTTTGATAGCAACATAAAGAACAGAGCGAGGAGCTTCATGCATCATCTCTATATATTCCTTCTCGCCTTCAAGTGAAATAGGAAATCCATCCGCTCCAAACGAAAGATTATCAGTTTCAGAGCCCACTCTTCTTGAATGCTCCATGCAGGCTGCCGCATCGGCGGGAGTTGCTTCTCGGATAATAATGTTTTGCATAGTTTAGCTCCTTCTGTATTGGATACGGGTTTCGCATATCCGTTATGCTTTCATTCGGCACATACAGTTCTATTTTATAATTAGATAAGCAATGCATCCAATCACTGCTATCCACACTGCACCTCCAATAACCTTTTCTTTTGTAGTTGTTGGTCTTTTTGTCACTTTGATTTTCATTTCTCTTCCCTTTCTTATTTTTATGGTTGTATTACTTTCTTCTGTTCAAAATTCACATTTGTATTACAACTGCTCTGACTAGAACAAGATTCATCACTCGCAGGCATTCCTAATAAAAGACGCGGAGCCCGAAGGACATCCGCGTACGTTCCGTAAAAATAGCTTAGGTGGGACCCGCGGTCGCCCACATTTCTCGGCCCACCATTACTGGTGGCGCGTTGGAGCGGGATACTTTTCAACCTCTAAACCACTTTATGTTACCTATATAGTAAAACAGATACCTCCGTATGTCAATTAAATTGCTCTCTTTTTCTAACTTCCTTAGCTTTCTATTGCCCATTTTGTGAAAATGGATAACCTTAGAATTGCCATGTTTTACAAAAATGCATTCCATATCTCGCTCGTCTTTTATAGGTAATTTTTTTAATAATATTAACGAATTTTCATGCCTCTTTAAGTTATCTGCGTAGTAATCGAGAGATTTCGAGGTATCTGCAATAAACGAGAACTCATCCTTAGACATCTCGTGACCGTGCATATTTAAAACCCTATTTAGAGACCTTCCATCAATATATACATTTGAACCGTCAAGCAAGGGATTACTGTTTACCTTAAGCAGCTTACCTAGATAAAATCTATCTAAATCATTAAATTTAATAACACCTTTATAATAAAAATCGGATATAACGTCTCTAAAATCACCGATGCTCTTATCTTTAATCAGTTTTATATACTCAAAATCCCTCTTATAGCCCTTAACATAAAGCCTATTAAGGTTCTGCTTTAGTCCAGCTTTGTCGCAAAACCTTGCATACTACTGTACTTTTACTGTAATGGCAGCAGTCATATTCTGTCCGCCTAGATGCTGCCTTTTAAACTCCCTAAGTTCCCTTTCGAGCCTGCACTGGTGTTAAAATCTGCTTCATCAAGTAGTGCTCTTACCACTTTGCTGTTCTTTGCACCTGCAGTTCTCAGCGCTCCGTCAAGAGCATATCCAAATTGCAGCCTTTCGATTTCGGCTTTGCTATTTGACTCTGCCTCGGTAGCTGCATCCTTGTACTTTTGCACTTCGCCTTTAAGTCCATCGATGTTGACATCCTTAAACTTCTCAAGTGTCTCGTTCGCAGTTTTAAGCAGCGATTTAAGGTTAGTCTCTGAGGTTTTATACCTTTCGATGTCATTACCATTTTCGGTCATTATAGTATCAACAGCCTCCTTGACCTTATCCTCGGCTACTCCTAGTCCCTTAAGGAGATTTTCAATAACTTCTCTTTTCATGATGTTTTTCCTTTCTCGGTACGCTTTTATACGAGGTTGCTTCTCCTCCGTGTACATGATTACGCTCTGTACTAAGCTAATTTTTTGTATAACAAAAGACAGCTATATAGCTGCCTTAAGTATCGTTATTTGTTTACTAAAAAACACACCCTGCCTGAGTGGTTTTATATCATTGGGATAAATTCGCCTATGGTTTTAAGATACTCCATTACCTTTTTCATCATCCCGTTTTCTTTCAGATACTCAATGCCCACAGGCGTGATGTCTATATCCTCTAAGTCCATGATTTGAATTCCGTTAATATACTCCTTTACTCTAAAGCCTTTTACGTATCCGGCTTCAAGCATTTCGGACAAGATTGTATCTCTATATCCTTGCGGTATTTTTAGGTAATCTGCACTGATTTTAATTAAATTGACCGGTTCAGCCTTCTTCTTTGCCACATACAGGTCCTTTAAGATTTCAAATACTATTCTGAAATAATCATCCTTTGGCATGGATTACTCCTTTCTAATTCATATAGTAAATATTGTCATATATTTCCTGGAGTTTTTTACCTTCATCATTGTAAAATTCTAACTTATCATCAAAACCCACTTCAATTATTTTTTCATTTAGTGCGTCTAGAATATTCGCGTCGCTATTCAAAAAGTCAACATCAAAATATTTTTGTAGATACTTAAAATCTTCTGCTTTATATTTCCAAACACTTTCCATACATTTGTCTCCTATCTTTTAACGAGTTTTCTTGGGTTGCATTGAATCAATGTTTTTGTATCCGGATTAATTGCTATATTGCATTTATCATTTTTCAAAAGAATGCTACGCTCTCCCGCTTTGTTTACTTGTTCTTTTCCTACTCTTCCCACTTTCAAACAATCAAGTAAATCTTCTATAGAAACGCCGGCTCTACTATATGCATCATACACTTTATAACTTAGTAATGGGCTTATTTCTCCTTTACTTACTAAAAATCTATAATTTATTAAATTCTTGTAGGCAGGAGAATTATTATATTTTGCATCATAGTATTTGTCAAGCACTTTTAATTCGCTGCTTTCCGCGCCGATTGACTTTAACCAATCTGTATGGTGCTTAATAGCTACAGTTCTTGCTCTTTGTGCGGCGCTTCTATCAAATCCTACAATCTTACCGGACGCATCTTTTACGGCATGAACTTGAGTTCTAGTCGTATCGACGCGCCTATCTGTGGCCTTGCAGAAATGTTTCAGCTCCGCTTCCTTACGCTTTAAATTAACCGCAGTGCTCTCCATCTCGTATTTTATGCTCTGCCTTAAGGTATCATCTTTCGCTTCATTATAAGCAGAATTTAGGCCGGCCAAGTATCTCTTTTCTGCTCGAATTTCACGTTCATAAGCTCTCTGCTTCTGTCCTGCTTCATAATTGGTGTATGTATCTCCGCCATATTCGTAAGTTTTGCTGTCCAAGCTGTCTAAATATTCCTTTGAGTAAGTTCTCTCAGTCCCCTCGTAATAAGCGTAAAAACTGTGTCTGCAGTTCCACCCACAAAGTCCTTCGCCCGTACCGTAGCCTGTTATATCATAAAAAGAGCCATATCCCTTACTTTTCCCACTAAGGCTGTATACCCCACCTTGCCAATCCGCGTGTGACGGTCTCGCTCCAGAATGGGCAGTAACTTCTACTAAATCCGTACCTATTTCATCACAGTATAGCATGTTGAGTTCGGCAGAAGATTGATTTACTCCGGTGAGCACTGCCCTGCGTACTGCAACATCAAGCTTGTCGATGTGCCCTGTAGGGTATTGTACAGTGAGTCCTGACTTTGCAACCTGTTTGATTGCATTTTTAATAGCAAAATCATAAGTAAAAGCACCCGAGCTTACCTGCATATTAGCAAGATTAACGGCGTTAATAAAAGCGTTTTGTCCTTGACTAGCAGTGGTCCTTGTAAGATTCCTAACCACGCCTTTAGTCTTTCTTATATGAGATGATAACAAGTTACCCATCGCAACATTTGACGCATGATCTAGAGGTGTCTTTCCTGCTATTGCAGCTCTGAGATTCTCGCTTTCCATATTCTCAAAATTAGCGTCTTCGAAGACTCTAGTAATTTCGGCTTCCGTCAAGCCCGATACCTTAGATATGCTATTAACAATATCTTTATACAATATATTCTGTTGCGTTAGTTTCTCCGCCTCAAACTGTGCACTTTCGGTCAACGCTCCCATCTTAACGATTCGTCTCGCAATATCTGCAACAAGCTGTTCGTTAATCAAGTCCATCATCCCCAGAAGATAGGATGTGCACTGCGCCAAATACTCAGGGCTAAGCATTACTCTTTTCGTCTGTTTTGTAAGTATGAAAAAAGACACCTCTTTCGAAGTGTCTTTAGGTTATTAAGATATTAACAAACTATCTTAGTTATAGGAATTGTTCCCTGTTGAGTAGCTGCAATTTTTACCATAATTGCATAATCTTTGATCATTGATACTCAATCCCTGGAATCCCCTCTTTTCGGTTATCGACAATGCTCCTATCAATGGAACTCGATTCGATTGAATTTTAGTTCCAGATATTTTTTTTATCGCATCAACCATATTTCTCTTTTTCATTACAATGTCCTCCTAGTGAAAATAATCCCATTTGTCTGTTGCAGTCTCATAAAATCTTCACACATGTTATGACATTCAAGAATCAGATTTTGTTCATCAGGGCTCTGACCAAAATCTTCAATTTGAAGTTTCAGTTCTGATAAAACCTCAATACTCAACGGACGACCGTGAGATTTCCATCGAGAATAATCTGATAGCGCATTAGCAATTTCTTTCGCACGCTCTCTTTTTTCATCCTCTGATACACCCGTTCCATTACTAGAATGAGTCTCCCAATTCTTAAACTTAAACTGAACTAACCATTTAACCAGTAAATCTTCTGTTAAATCTCGCGCCTGTTCGTAAAGGCTAATTTCCGCCAAGTCAAAATCCTTTAAAATAAGAAATTCAGCTTCGCTTATAGTTCCAGCTTGCGCTTTTACTAGCAGATCCTCTATTTTGCCAAGATATCCAAGTGCAGGGACAAAACGCCCCTCTTTATTCTGAACTTGTGGGTCTATTGGACCTAGTACAGAATTGTAATCCATATGGATATTGTCGCCACTCATACATAATATTGTTCCAGCACTATAAGCATGGTCCGGGATAATAAAATCAACCTCGGAATAATTATATCTAAAAATATTAACAAGCCTCTCAACTGTAATTGCATCTCCACCATTGGTTGTAAGAATTACACAAAGCTTTTCATGATGGCTATCTGCTTTCCTTGTTAAATCTATTACCTCTCTAGCATGATTGAGCAAATTTGGTTCTATGGGACCATTTAAATATAAACAATCAGCGTCGTAAAGATTCTCTAGTTCCTCTAACAAATCTTTTATCATCTGACTTGTTTTTAAAATTATTGGGTTAATCATTCCTCACGTCTCCTTGTTTAACTCATCCTTTCAAAATGAATTATACCACAAAAATATTTTTTTGCATAAAAATATTTCTCATATCACAAAAAACCGATATAGTCATTTTTACCCAGCAGAACAGGAAAAAGCTGTTAAGGTTTTAGACAAAATCAAGATATAAACGTGTACAGACCGTGTACAGAAAAAATGAACCGTTGAAATTTCAACGGTTCAAGCTGTTTTGGTGGAGATGGCGAGAGTAATTTGATATGTTTTTTAAGATTTACACATATATTCTTATGGCTATTTTTAGCCATTTCGAGCCTTATATCTCCGTCCTCAAAGTCATCAAAAATATATTTTTCGTATATAATTCGTATTTTTGATTTTGCTACCGCTACTCCTTAGATTGTATTCGCAAAACTGATTTATGGCAATAAAAAAGAGGGCAAATGCCCTCTTAATTTAACTACTATACCACAAGCTCACAAGCAAGCCCAACAGCATATGCTCTCTTCACCCCATGAGATGCGATATATGATATTGCTTCAGCTGTATTATTTTCTCCTATAAGAAGAATAGGCATTTCACCTATGTTGCTTGAAACGATTGCGTCGGCCCATGAAGCAACTATAATAGCCTCTTCAGCTGATGGGAAAAAACGCTCTGCAATTTTTCTCGACGTTTCAAAACGATCTGCCCCCTTGACTCTTTCGACGCTACCAATCTCAGCGAGCTGCTTTTCTACAGTAGTATTAACAAC